AGACACATTGGCACCGAAAGCGACCGAGGCAGTCTCGCCGTTCAAGGTCGGCGACCTCTCGCCAGCTCCCGACTATATTCAAAAGGACCGACGCGGTCTGGAGAACATGACCAAAGACGACATCCTCATGCCGCGTCTCGCGCTGGCGCAGGCGCTGTCGCCGCAGGTGACCGAGGGTGATCCGAACCGTATCGAAGGGCTGAAGGCTGGCGACCTCTTCAACTCCCTCAACGGCACCATCTATGGCGGACGAACGCCGATCTTCGTCCAGATCATCCGCAAGGACCGTCCGCGTGCGATGGAGTTCCGACCGATCCTCGAAGGTGGTGGTGTCATCGACCCGAACGTGCCGATTGGTGATCCACGGTTGGAGTGGGGCGAGAATGGCGAGAAGCCGTCAGCGACACTGTTTCGCGACTATCTCGCGAACATCCTGCCATCGCGTGAGTTAATCGCGCTCAGCTTCAAGTCGAGCGGCATCAAGGTCGCGAAGGCGCTCAACGGGCTCATCGCCATGCGTGGGAACAGACCGATCTTCGCTGGCGTCTACGCGATCTGGACCGACATCGAGTTGAAACCCAAGCCACACCAGGTCTTCCGAGTCGACAACGCTGGATGGGCATCGCCTGAAGACCTGGCTTACGGCGAGCAGATGTATGAGGCGTTGAAGGACTTCGACATCGCCTCCCACATCGACCGTGCGAACCCGAACGACGACCCGGATGCCTTCGACCCGGATGCACTGGAGGCGCAGGCGCAGACCGCTAATCCAGGCATGTAAGCGTTTCGCGGGCAGCGGTAACGCCGTGAGTTCACCGTCCACGGTACATCATCCGCTCAACGGAGGCGGGAACTGCAACCGGCAAAGATTCGGGAGTAGATTGCGCCTCGTCCGCTTTCGACATTTGTCACCAGCGCTCTCGTCGGAAGGTAGGCCGACGAAAGTGGCAATCCTGCACCGGCAACGGTCCGCTCCCCGTGGTCGTCGTCGGTCTGGTGGCAAACCTTTACCTTTTGAGGAACACGTTCATGGCAAAAGCGACCGTTATCGACGGCAAGCAAGTCCACAGACGTCCCACGAAGCTCGAGCAGCTCTCGGACGCTATCGCACAGGACTTCGCGCACGCGAACAGCGTCGTCGTTGGAAGCAAGCGTCGCATCCTGCAGTTCGAGGCGCAGGAGACAGACCGCAGCATCATCGCCTTGCAGTCGGCGCTCGTCGACATGAAGGAGCGCCGTGCAAAGCTCGAGGCGATGATCGCCGGACTAAGCTCGGTGATCGCGAAGCGATAGATTCAGGCGACGTAGAACAGTTGATCACCGACCGTCGTCATCGGCCTGCCGATAGCGCCTGCAGGCACGCGGTTCGGCGGCTCCATCGCCGCAGGCGCGTAGTAACTGTCCGCGCCTCCCGTGCGGTCGATGATCGCTCCAGTGATGACGCCGTCGGCCAGATACAAGCACTCGTCGAACTGTGTTCTCGCAGGCGTCGGCTGATTCGCGATGACCGCCTTCGCCAGCGTCATGAGCGCGTCGTGGTTCGAGCCGGACCCAGAGTTCCAGCACGAGAACTGGCGCGGCGCGAGGCAGATGGCCTTGTAGCTGGAGTTCACCGCGCGCCAGCGCGCGAACCTCGGACGGCGGTTCCGCACGACGCACATCACCGCGATCAACTCCTCGACGGGACTGTGGTCGCCGCGCGGAATCCTGCGTGCCTCGGCCCACGCAGTCAGCGCCAGCGTGCGACGGTCGTCGAGTGCGGCGAACACCTCCGCGTCGGTCACTTCGGGTGGGCCGCCAGCCACCGGTCGTCCTTCGCAACGCTCGATGCCACGGCAGACATCAACGCAGCGAGCGCCGTCGCATCGTCGACGGCAGGTGCAGACGGATCGGCCGTCGCTGCCTTCGTGCGCAGCATGGCGATGATGTCCGGCAGGATCTGAATCGCAACGCCGACGAGCGGTTGAAGGTTCGTTACCATCACTGCACCTCCGCGATGAGCGTTCGGGCCAAGGCGATGTATGGAGTCAGCGTCGCGCGCTCCGAGTCCGAGAGCGCGCGGTCGATCGCGTCGAGACCGGCCGAGACGGTCGGCTTCCACCCGCCTGGCGACGCGCCGATGGTCATGACGGCCGCTCGGTGCCAGACGATGATCGCCCGAGCGGTCTCCGTGCGCACCAGCGGCGGCTGCTGCATCTCGGCGACGATGGCCGTGTCTCGCACCAGGTCCAGCGCCTTGACGACCTGCGTGCCGTGGAAGGCGGCGACGCCAGAGGGTGAGAGGTTCGGCGGCGCCTTCGCGCACGACGACGTAGACAAGGCCGAGAGCACCGTAAGGATCGCGACCGCGTAGACCAAGAACAACGACGAAAAGACGACGATGGTCTTCTTCATGCTTCCTCCTTTTACCGCTGCAACTTCACCAACCCGCGCGCAGGCTCCTCGACGACGCGCCAGCCGTCGCGACCGACCGCCTGCCAGTCCGCCGTCGGCCGAATGGCGACGCAGTACTCCACGCCGTCGACCTGCTTGCAGAACGTGCGCAGCGCCTTCACGTCGACGTGCTCCATCGGCATGTTCCCGACGCCGGGTCCGCCGAACTCCGAGCCGCGCTGGTACGGCGCGATCTGCGCCGCTGGCGGCACGAAGAGAAACGCCGTGAAGAACTCCCACGCGCACGCGTACTGAACCGGTCGCAGCAGCGCGGCGTTCAGCCCGTCGGTCGAGTGGAAGGTCGCGCCAGCGCCCATCAACGCGGCCGTCGCCGCGTAGTATCGGAAGTCGTCCGGCACGTTCGAGCGACTGCCCGGCTTGTCGACTTCATCGGCGCCCATCGGCTCGTCGCCGACGCACGGGCAGTCGCACGGGTCGAGGCCGCGAAACGTGCGACCATCGCCGTTGTACCCGTCGCGGTACTCCTGCAGGTCTTTCGCCGTGCGCGGCCATTCGTCCTTGCGCTCGGTGTGGATCGTCACGTAGTCGAGCCTGAAGAGATGCAGGTTCGGACCCGGCGCCCCGATGGTGTTGTCCGGCAGGTCGTACTTCCCGCTCGCGCGCAGGTAGCCGTCGGACGGCGGCACGACGCGCGTCACGTCGACGCCGTTCTTGAATGGCTCGTTGCACGTTTCGAGGAACACGTTCCAGAACCCGGAGACGCGCTGCGAGACTTGCGCGACGAACGCCACCTGGTCGCCTTCGCGCGGCATCACGATTTGCGCGTCGGCGAAGATGGTCAGCTCGACGCGAATCTCGCGCAGCGCGCAGACGGTCAAGAACTCGTCGAGACGCTGCCAGTAGTCCGGGAAGTCGTTCGGGAAGAACCTCGGCGACAGGTTGTCCCACCCGACCATGAGGAAAACGCGCAGCACGTTCGCGCCGAGCGCCTGGTACTGTTCAAGCTGCGGCGTGACGTCTTCGCCGATCAAGTAGCGGTAGAACAGCAGGAAGGCCGACATGCCGCGCCAGCTCCAGACGGCGCCTGCCTCGTCGCGAAAGACGCGGCCGTCGCGGCGAAGCCATCCTCGTTCGACGGGAAACCGAAGCGTTGCCGGTGGCGTGCCCGGCCGTCCTTTAGAGACGCCGAAGAGACACCCGAGTGATGGGCGGCTCGGCCTGCCCAGGCGGCGCCAGGGCGGTGCTGAGATTGTAGGGCTGCGAGACGTAGGACTCGTAACCGGGCGCCTCCACCGTGACGTCAACCACGTCGACGTTGGCCAGCCCTGCACCGTCGACCTTCGTGACGCGATGCACGGTGACGGTCGCCGTCGGTATGACGGGACCGGCGTTCGGGTCCGGTCCGTCGACGCGCTCGCTGACTTTGATGCGTAGGGCGGTGCTCACGAGCGCGCCGCCTCTCTGAGCGCGCGCTCTTTCTCCGGTGCGCCCCACGCCCACTCGACGGCGTCGACCACGAGGTCCGACACCATCGGCGTCCATGCGACAGCCGTGCAGTAGTCCTTGAGCAGATCGAGGTCTTCCTGGTCGACCTCGATCTGCATGGGGAGGATAGGCACGCGCTCGACGAACTGAAAGCGGTTCGGAGGCGGCGCGCTCGGCATGCTGACCGCCTCGAACTTCCTGCGCAACGCGCCCTCCTTCTTCAACTGCTTGAAGTCGCGCGCCTGCTGACCCTTCGTCGACAGGCACAGACCCTGGTAGAGCAGCGTGAATCGGTCGCGGCTGACGTCGTTATCGTCGAAGTGCAGTACCTTGATCATCGGTCATCCTTTCAGAAGTTCTCCGGCAGAGACGAGAATCGAATGAACCACGTACCGGTCGATGGTCGGTAGACGGCGACGTCCGTCTTGCCGTCACCGTCGTAGTCGCCGGGCATCGGCACGTCGCCGGTCAGCCCGAACTGCACCGCAACGGGACGACGCTCCGTGTAGTGCGACGAGAAGCGAATGAACCACGTGCTGGTCGAAGGACGGAACACGGCGATGTCTGCCGCACCGTCTCCGTCGAAGTCGCCTGCGACCGGGACGTCGCCGGGCAAACCCCACTGAGTGACGGGAGACGTCGTCTGAGCGGACAGCGACGCGGACAGGGCCAGGGCGACGAGAGCGAACGACATGCGTTTCATTTGACAAACCTCAAAAAGCGGCCTTCGGGATATTCCTCGGACGCATGGCGATCATAACTCGCGACGGCCTGAAAAGTAAAGCTGTTTATTGGACCTTATATGTGCAGTTGAAGAAGAACGTCCTGATGGTCGTTTGTTTCGATTTCCAGCGCAGGCGCAAGCGGTCATTTGTGGCGTCAGCGGAGACCTCTCCGCTTTCATCGTCTGCGGAGTTCGCGAACGTGCCAGCCGCATCCGATGCCGCCGAAAAATTGCTCGCGATCGGCAAGCTGAGATCGATTTCACTGAGAGTCGATCCGGCAGCCGTCGTCGTCAGCTCCACCGTGCCGCTAACCGTTACGGTATTTCCGACCCTGAGATACAGCCCAGACACGGTGTTCGTGCTGCCAATGTTCGTCACTCCGGTGAGAGATGGCGAGTAGGTGCCCCACGACACGTTTCCACCGGCCGTGTTGACCGTCAACGTGCCGCTCGCCGTCACGTTCCCGACGAGCGCGCTCGTGCCTGCAACGCGGAAATTCGTCGCGCCTGGATCCGTCGTGTCGCCAACCGAGACGCCATGCGAGTTGTGAATCTTGACGACCGCCGTCCACGTGATCACGTTGCCAGCGGTGCCCGACGGCGCCGTGTAGAACGTGAACGATCCGACGTGTCCTTCGATCTTCGTCGCGAAGTCACTGACGATATATTTCGAGGTGTCGAGCGCGTCGGACGCCGACCGCATGTTCCACCCGACGTAGGCTGCGCCGGACGTCGCGTTGAACGTGGCGACGGTGAAGAGCGAAAGTGCGCCGCCAAGTCCCATCGCGACGACGGGTGCCGCGTTGCCGCCGTCGCTGTAGAAGACCGAGCGACCGAACGTGTTCACGCTCCCGACGAATCCGCCAGTGGCCGTGATGGAACCGATCGAAGTGAAGTTCCCGCTGTCGGCCATCGTGAACAGCGTCGTGTCGACCGTCAAACTGCGCTTGGCGAAGAGCAGCGAGAAACCAGAACCGCCTCCGATGTAGACCGTGCCGATGGTCGCGCCCGAGGAGCCGGTGATGTAGAGCGCTGCGTTCGTGGTCGCTGGCAGCGCGTCGTCTAGATGGATAGTACCTGCGACTAGTGCACCGCTGACCGTGACGACCGATCCAGACTCGGTGATGATCGAGTTCCCGAGCGACGTCGATCCGGTGAACTTCGCGATCTTGCCCGTCGTGCCGCTGACGCTTGAACCCGTCGCGAGCTGCGTTCCGTTGAACCAGAGCGCCACGCCGTCCGGAGAATAAAGGTTCGACGTCGTAACGCCAGGCGTGGCCGCAGGAAAGGCGATGCCGTGCGTCGACGGCGTCGCGCCGTCGATCGACATGCCGCCAGCCGAGGCGTTCACCTTGCCCGACCAGAGCGTGCCCGCGTTGTCGATCGAGGTCTTCAGCAGGTTCAGGTTGTCGCGCACCTGGATGTCCCAGATCGCGGCCGTCATCATGTTGCCGGGAATTGGCGTATACGGAGTCGTCCAGGCCATGTCTTATCTCACGCGTATCCGAAGATCAGGTCGACGTCGAACTTCGATTGGTCGAATATCCACGCCGCCTGCACGAGCGAAGGAATGACCGTCCACCAATGGCGCACGAGGTCCGACGTGATCTCGAAACGCAGACCGACGATCATCAGCGTCGCGTTCGTCAGTCCGGTCAACGTCTCGGACGCCGTCACGATGTCGCCGATCTCGCGCGTCAGCGAGTGCGTGAGCAGCGAGGCCGAGTGCGACGGCACGATGAAGATCTCGCGCGCCTGATTCGACGGGTCGTTGAACGACGCGTTGATGAAGTCGGCGAGGTCCTGCGCGGTCGCCGTGCTCGATATGTATTTCAGGTCGAGCGACAGGAGGCGGTCGCCGTAGTCTTTCGCCGTGTAGGACTGCACCGTGATCGGCGCGTCGTCGTAGATCGCCTTGCCGCGTATCTGGCGCAGCGTCAAGTAGGCGACGACCGCCGCGCTGTTCGTGAACGTGAACATGACCGAGGAGCTGAATCCCACGGTCCCTGCCGCGCTGACGCTCGCCGTCATGTCGGAACCGGACCCATCCGACGCGGAGTTCGCCACGTAGTCGGTCGTCGCGACGAGAGGCGTCACGACCGAGGCGGCGCCGAGCAGCTTCTCGGTGTTGTTCGGGTCGCGATAGTCTGCCCACAGGACGACCGACTGGCCCGGCTGGATCGCGACGGCCGACGTGTCGGCGAAAAGCACCGTGTTCGGCGCCGCTGCGAGACCTGCCGCCGTCGGGCGCTTTGGGTGCTGCGTGATCTGAATGCGGTTGAAGGTGTTCTCCAGCCCGTCGTCGACGACGATGCCCTGGAACGCGTCGTTGAACGTAGCGACGCTGGCACGCCCGGACAGCGTGTGGCGGTTGACGTAGGTCAGCGTCCCATCACCAGCAACGTAGAGTCTCCCACGAGCGTTCTGCATCACGCTGTCGAGCAGGAAGCGCGCGCTCGGCGTGTCGCCGCCCATGTCGTAGAACGCATAGTCGTAGACGTCGAGCGCAGTGTCATAGGACGTCGCGACCGGGCGCGCGCTCGCGGGGACGGCCGCGATGATCGCCTGGGTCAGTTCGACTTCCGTCTTACCGATCTGCTGCATCATCGACTTCACGTTCGTGTCGGTGAGGTTTTCCATCACGTCCGTCGCGTAGCAGTAGGTCTGCTGCTCGCCGTTCTTGCCAGACGTCGGAGAAATCTTGCGAATCGTTCCGCGCCACATCGGCCACGTCGTCGCATCCGCCTTGACGGCGATCAGCTTGACGCCGATGCCGCGCTTGAACCCTGCGCGACAGGCCGCGTGGTACGGCGAGTAGTATCCCTGCGGCTTGCCGGGCCGCGCGTCGTTGCGCAGCCAGAACTCCAGCGTGCCGATCTCGGCCGTCAAGTCGGTCGGACTGCTCTGCCCGCTGCCGCGCTTGCCGCTGATCGCGCGGCTGCCGCTCGTGACGACGTCGGCCGTGACGTCGGTGAACGCTCCGGCGCTCAGTTCGAGCCAGACGCGGTAGACGGTCACGCCGCCCTCGCGTTCTTCATCGCGGCCGTCAAGAGGTTCGGCAGCCGCATGGTAAAGTCGTCGCGGAGCGCCCGGATCTCCTGACGCACGTCATCGTTCGTCTGCGACTGCCCGCTGTTGATCGCGTTCAGTCCCTCGGGACCAAGGCGGCTCATGCCGAAGACCGTCACGACGCCTTCGCCCGGCGTCAGCATCGCGGGCACCGTGTCGGTTCCCATCGGCTGCCACGGTCCCTGCACGAGCGTGCCAGCAGACGCGTAGACCACGCCGCCGGTCGCCATACCGACCACGCCGCCGGTCGCCGCGCCTTCGATCTTCGGCGCATCGCCCCAGTCCTTCCACGGCGCGTCGACCTTCGGCGTCTTGATTTTATCCAACGCCGTGTTGACGCCCGCCGCCGCCGATTCGGCCGACGCAGGCAGCTTGACGCCGAAGACGACGGCCAGTCCCTCGACGGCCGTCGTGATGCGCAGCGTCGCGTCGAGCATCTGCTGCGTAGTGGACTTGTGCTTCTCGCCGACGAGTCCCGACGCCTCGGCTTCGTCGAGCAACGCCTGCGTCGAGTCGTCGAGCGTGTAGTGGAACTGCTTCTGCTCCTCCCACAGACGCTGCAGGGACGGCTGCATCGCGACCATCACGTCGCCGCCGTCCTTGCCTTGCTTGACGAGACTGTTGAAGGTCTGCGAAATCTGTCCGCCGAGTCCGGTGAACGTCTCCTGGTTCAACTTGCCCATGTTGCTCAGCGCCACCATGCCGAGCGACAGGGAGTTCACGGATGTGAGAGCAGGTCCGGCGATCGCGTCCTTCGCGAGCGCGATCTGACCTTTGATGAGGTCGAACGCAGCGCCACCTTCGAAGCCGGTCTGCTGCAAGATCGAATCGAGGTTCGTGACGGCCGGAGCGATCGCCTTGATCGCATCGTTGAACGACGCGCCTCCCGCGATCATGCCGTCGAAGCTACCGACGATACCAGCTGCCATCGCCGTGGCAGCGCCCTGACTCGCGACGCCGGTCGCATCGATGATGCCGCGCTGCGTCGCGATGTCTGCCGTGACGGTCGCGATCTGCGCCTGCAGCGACTTCTGTTGGTCGCCGGTCGCCGTCGTGAGCTGCTCTGTTAGAGTCTTGAGCTGCGTCTGGTCAGTATCGAGCGTCTTGTAGGCCGATGACGTCACGCCGAGCGCGTCGGCGAACGCCGTCGCACCTGCGGCGCCCTGCTGCCCGAGGTATTCGGCGATGGCCTTCGACTGCGTGCCGAACTGGTCGTTCAATGCGATCATCTCGACCATCTTCGCATCGAGCACGCCGACGTTGCTGGTCGCTGCCTTCGTGAACGTCTGCCAGTTCTCGTCGAGGATCTTCGCGGTCTGCGCGATGTCGAGCTGTCCACGACCGTTGAGGACGAACACGTCGCGCAGCCTGCCTTCGAGCTGCGAGAGGTTCTTGTCGGTCAGGCCGCCTGCCTGCTGGACGATCTTCGCCAGCGCGTCGTACTCGGCAGCCATGCGGTCGCCGTGGAATAGTTCTTTCGCGTTCTTCGCGATCTCCTTCGCCAGCTCGCCGGAAATCTTCACGCCGAAGTCGCGTCCAACCTCCTCCGACGCCTTCGCCCACTGCGGCTTACCGCGCACGATGCCGACGATGAGACCTGCCGCTGCGCCGATGGCCATGCCCCAGGGACCGAACATCGCGCCAGCCTGCGCGCCTGCCATCGCACCGCTGAGCGCGTTGCCTGCCGCACTCGCATGCGACTCGGTCGCGGACCACACGTTCTGCGCGCCGTTGACGATGGCTGCCGCGCTCGCGACGCCTGCAGCCGCTTTGTCGGTAGCAGAAGCTTGCGAGGAGAACAACGCGCTGGCGATGCCAGCCGACCCGCCCCACTTCTCGTTCGCCTTCTGCGCGGCGCTCAGACCGACGACGATGTTCCCGGCACCCTTCATCATGTCGCCGAGCGATCCGCCTGCGATCTGACCGAGTTGCGCGAACGCGTTCGCGAGGTCCGCAAGCGCCTGCTCGGAGCGCTTCGCCCACTCCTGCGTGTACTGGTCCGTCTCGTCGATGTCCCGCTGAATTTTGTCCCACTCGATCGCGTCGATGGCCGAATTGGCTGCCCGCGTGTCGAGGTCGAACGACGCCTTCCAATCGCCGCCCTTGGTTTCAAGCGCGAGCTTCTGATCAGCGAGGTGCTGCATCACCGCGCGCTTCTGGAAATCGTAAGACGACAGCGTGCGTCGTGCGATCTCGTCGTCGTATCCGCGTTGAGACGCAAGGCGGTCCGCATAGTTCGTCGCTTCGATCTTCATCAGCGCAACGCCGCGATCGTTCGCCAACTTGCGAAGCTCCTGACCGTGCTTCGCCTCGGCCTCGGCGAGCTTGTTCGCTGACTCTGCCGCCAGCTTCGACGTCGCGATTTCCTCCTTCAGCAAGGTGTCGATAGCCGCGACCTGCTCGGCGGTCGCTCGGTAGACCGTCGCGAGCGTCGACTGCGAGATGCCGCGCTTCAAGTCCCACTTGATGCCCTCGACCGTGTCAGACGATAGCTGGTCGTAGATGCTTCCGGCGACGGAGCTGTACTCCTTCCACGCGGCAGCGCTTTTCTTCGCCGCTTCGTCGGCCGCTTTCGACGTGTCAACCATGTTGCCTTGCACGCGAACGTGCGCCTTGCCGTGCTCGTCGACGGTCTTGGAACTTTCGGTCGTCGCCTTCGAGGCAACGATCATCTTGTCGCGCACGTTGAGCAGCGTACCGCCGACCGCGTCGAGCGTCTTGTCGAAGGCCGAGTTGCCGACGATGCCCCTCGCAGCCTCCTGCACCTGCGCGTCCATACCCTTCGACAGCGCCCACATGTTGTCGGCCGCGTTCTTCGCTTCGATGGCCATGCGTCGCGTGCCGTCCGACGCGCCTGGAAGGTACGTGGCGCCCTTCGCGATGGCTGCATACGCAGAGGTCGCGGCAGCCGCCATGACGATCAGGCCAGTCTCGACGCCAAGCACGACGGACTTCACCAGGCTGAACGCCACGTTGACGACGCGCGCTGCTTCGACCGTGCCGATGCCGAAATCGACGATGATGATCGCCGCTTTGTTGATCCCGACGACGATCGCGTCGATGTTACTCTTGCTCGTGCCGCCGAACGCAACCTGGAACGCCTCGCCGATGCCTTCCAGGGCCGCCGCCAGCACCGGCGACTTCGCGACCTGCTGCGACAGGCTGTCGAGGAAGTTCTTGCCCTGCGCGACGACGTATTCCAACTGCTCGCCGAAGTCGCGATGCTGAGCGCCTGCGTCTTTCACCGCTGCGTTCAGCATGCCCATGATCGCCATTCGCTTCGCTTCAACCTTGCCAGTCTCGGACAATTCGTCCTTCGAGATGCCGAGCGAGTGCGCGTAGTCTCCCTCGGCGTCCTTGACGTCGATGACGCCGAGCGCCATCGAGAGCGCTCGCGTCCGGCCCGTCACCATCGCGTCGGAGACGAGGTCCATCATCTCCTTCGTGCCGCCGAGTCCGCGATTCTGCAGCACGAACGCCGCCGACCCGAGCGTCTCGAAGTCTTTCGCGTTGAGGTTGACGCCTGCCGAAAGCAAGTGTGTCGCGTTCTTCATCAACATGAAGTCATCGACGGTGCCGAGCGTGCCTTTTTGCAAACTGTGAAGTATCGCATCAGCGTTCTCGGCGCTTCCAGCGAAGTGTTCGAGAGAGTCCGCCACGTCGTTGACGTCTGCTCCACGGTTGCCGAGCGCGGAAATCGCGCCGACCATCGCGCCGATGGCAGCGACGCCAGCGCCGATGCCGATCGCCACGCCGCCGAGCGCCCCCTCGAAACTGTCGGCAAACTTCTGGACCTGCTGCGTCGCGATGTTCAGGCCAGACGACAGTTGATCGTCGATGGAGATTTGTCCGGTGAGACCGCCTATGTCCATCTTGTCAACCTTGATTCAGCCCGAGAAGCATCATCGCCTTCTGGTGCTGCCACGACGTCACCGGCACGCTCGCCTGCTTCGACTCGAACTTCAGCAGGAAATGCTCGACGCTCTTGCGATGCTTCTGCGGCACCGCCACGTTGTGAATCATCTCTCGCACCGACGCGACGAGCAGGTCGATGCGCTGGTCGAGCGAAGGTTCGAGCGCATAGTACGCCTCCCACCAAAGCAGGTCGCGCGCCGTCATGCCTCGCAGCATCTGGCGCACGTTCACCGTGTGTCCGACTTCGCGCGCAAGTCGATACGCGAACCGTAGATGCGAGTTGCGCGCTAATCGTTTTTTGTCTCGGAGCCTTTCGTCTTCAGGCCGTTCAGCTTGACGATCGCGCCGACGACCTTCTCGGTCTGCGCCACCGATTTCTTCTTGTAGATCTCGAGGTGCTTGTCGTTGCCGGTGCGCGGGTGCAGACCCTTGTGCAACGCTCCGTCGGTTCCGCTGCATGCAGGGCAACCGGACAACGATCCGCACATGCTGTCGACGATCAATCGCAACCCGGCGGTGCGCTTGGCTGGTCCTTCGTTCGCTTCCTGCCACTCGATGAAGTCGTCGGCCGTCAGACTGCCAGCGAGGAAGATGCCGCCCCACACTTCGATCTCGAAGTACTCCTCGTCTTTGGCCGTGTTGACTTCATCGATCGACAGGAATTTCTTTGTGCCGTTGCTCTGTTCGTCCATGACTCACTCTCCCCACGCAAGCTGAATTTCGCCGGTTTCATCGTACGTTGCACCTGGGAAACCGGCAAAGTCAGGTGCAACGCTGCGTGGGGCAGTTCTACGCGCCGAGGGTCGTGCCGTTGTAGTTATACACGCCGCTGAAGCGGATCGTGTAGTCCACCGACAACTTGCCGTCGACGGGCGCTGAGATGTCTCCGATGGCCTGGATCTGCCCGCTCGAAATGATGTAGGTGCCGTCCGGGTAGGTCGACTTCCACCCGGTCATCGTGTTCGCGTTGAACAGCTTCTGCAGGCCGGTCAGGTGGTCCTGCGTCGCGTTCGATGGGATGAAGTTCAGCGCGACCTTGAGCGGACTGCGCCGCATCAGGCCGGACACGACGTAGCTGTCGATATTCTCCAGCTGCGTCGAGGAGTCGCTCTCCGTGCGCGAACGTCCTGGAATGGTGATGTCGCCCTGCTCAGCGATGTCAGTCCACACGCCTCCAGGTATGAGCTGCACCGCAACAACAGTGTGATGCGAAGAAAGCGCGTTCACTGACATGGCTCACTCTCCTTTTTGCTGCGAGTTAATCGGCGTCGGCAACCCTTCGCCGACATACTCGAATCTCATGACGGCCTCTTAAACGCCGAGATGTTGAACCCAGATCTCGGACGGCTCGACCCATCGAGCGGGAAGTCGAACACCTGCTGGTCGGCGATGATCTTCAGGTACCAACAGGTGCCGAGCGTCGTGTTGCGCACGCGCTTCAGCGAATCGCGAATCGCTTCGGCCTTCGCCTCGGCGACCGCTCGCGTGCTGGCCGTGACGATGATCTGCGCGCTCGGCCTCGCGTATCCATCGAGGTCGTTATGCGTCAGCTCGTCGCCGCTGCCGCCGGTCGTCGTCAACAGCGTGAACGGACCCGGACCTGCAGGAATGACGACAGACGGACCGACGAAGAAGTTCGTCGACGTCACGAGTCCGTCGGCGATGAGCTTGTTCATGACTTCGACGGCGAAGCTCATTTGTCCTTCAACTTGATGCGTGCCGCGATGCGATCCCTCATGTGCGGCGCGCTCTCTTTGATCACCGATTCGAGATACTTCGCCTGCCCGTTCGGGTGGTGCGCTTCGAGATCCTCGTGCACGATCACCGCGTACTGCTCCGCAGCGCCGCCGTAGGCCATCGTCACCGAGATGTTCCTGCCGCTGCGCTGCGGCTCCATGACGAAGCCGCTCGCGCGAAGCGTGCCCGTGTCGACCGGCACGCGGCGCTTCGACTCAGTCATCTCGATCTGCGCCTCTTGATAGAGCGCCTTCGAGACGTCGTCGGGAAACTTCGCGGCGATGGCGCGCAGTTTCCCGGTCATCTCCGCAACGCCTGTCATCTTAAACGGCACGCGTCGCCTCTCGATCGCTCATAATGAATCGTGGAAGGGCGTCCGCGTGCGTCGTCACGTCGAGCATGTCGACGCCGAGAACCGCAGCGACGATCTTCGCGAACTCGGTGCCGACGTGCTCCCACCGATGCTCCGGCTTTGACGCGAGCTTGACGCCTGCGTCGGACAGCGCTTTCCACGAATGCTTCTCAAGATACAAGCGATTCAGCGCCTCCTTGACCTCAGGTCCGACTACGCCGCCGACCGTGTTGATCTGCGGCGCGACGGCGATAGAGATGCACTCGGCGAGCCACGCTGCATCGACGGCCCATTCGGCGTAGGCCGACCACTTCGGCACGACGCACGGCGTGCCGCAGGCCATCGCCTCCATCGCGGGAAGGCCCCACCCTTCACCGACCGTCGTCGAGAGATAGACGTCGATGAAGTTGTAGACCTTGGCCATCGTGCCTTCGTCGACGCCATAGCGGGGGTTCACGTCCGGCAGGAGCACGCGGCCTTGCACGCCGAAGTACTTCGCGAGCATCTTGATGTCGAACGCCTGGTCACCGGTCGGCGCGCACTGCATCCAGAGCACCGCGTTCTTGACGTTCTTGTACTGCACCCACTCCGCGAAATACTGAATCGTCAAGTCCAATCGCTTGCGCGGCTGATTGCGCCCGATGCAGCCGACGATGAACGCGTCGTCGTCGAACCCGTAGGCGCGCAGCACCGGACCTATCGCATTGCTGCGAACCGCGACGCGGTCCATCGGATGATAGACGTCGAGATCGACGCCGAGCGGAACGACCGACGACGAACCCTTCCAGCCGCCAACGCGCGCTTCTTCAGCGCCGAACTGCGTCCAGAAGATCGCGTGCGACAGACCAGGATGCACGTCGGATGGCCCGAGCTTGTCGCCTTGGCAGTTCTTGCCGTCCACCGCGACGACGCCGACGACTGGGATGTCCGGATAATCGGCCAACCGTTCGAGGTATTGCGGGAAGTTCCACGGATCCTGCTGAATGACGATGAGGTCCGGCTGCACTTGCTTAACGATGTTCGCGACGCGCCCGATGCCGAACGGGTCGCCGCCTGGCCAGCACGTATAGATCGGATAGAGCTTGTCGTATTCGTTCGGGTCGCCGGTGTGGTGCATGCCGAGAACGTGCACGTCGCATCCTGCCGCCAGCAGACCCGCGCAATAGGCGTGCGTCGCCTTCGCGAACCCAGTGCTCACGACCGCGTCGCCGACGAACAGCACGCGCTTCTTCACGCAACCTCCGGGCGAATCAAGGCGATGACTTCGGGTCGCCACGCAATCTCGTGCGGCTCCCACTTCATCCTAAACATGTAATCGCAGTCGCCGCCGACGTTCGGACCCCACAAGCCGATGCGCTCGGGCACGTTCGGCACGAAGACCATCGGCGTGCCGACGTTCCCGCACCGAATCTCGGGCTCCCGCCAGAGCGTCAAGCCGCCGATGTAGTGATACGACATGCGGAAGATCGACGGGCATCCGTTCATGACCGACTCGAACAGCTCACGCGTGCCCGGCACGTAGGCGTCGTCGTCGTCCATGAACGACAGATAGTCGCCCTTCGCGAAAGGCGTCACGTAGTTGCGCTCGGTGCTGCCCCAGTCGTTGCCGGGTGCGCAGCTCAAAAAATGCATCTCTGGCCGCTGGTCGAGGAGCGGACGAACGTGGAAGAGCAACGATGGGTCGCCGACGAGCAAGATCTCGTCGCCGGGACGCGTCTCGATGGACGCGATCGTGCGCGGAAGCGTCGGTCGACCGATCGTCGGAACGATGTAGCTCACGTTCACCGCTGCCTCACCATCTCGATAGGGTGCCCGAGCGTCGCCTGCAGTCCGCCAGGCATGCGTCCCCACTTGGTGATGAAGTTCTCCTGCGCGATGAGGAACTTGCGATTGTGCTCGGCGTGCTCGGAGGGTGAATACATGCTCGGCGTCGCGCTGCCGACGTGCTTCACGCCGCAATCAATCGCCATTCGAACGGCACCGACGAGCGCGATGCGTTCGGCGTAGTCGCAATCCTCGAAATACGCGTAGCCGGGCGATATGGTCTCGTCGAAGACGCCGACCTTCGCGACGCAACTGTCGCGCAGCAGGAAGCAGGAGCACATGTTGATGCCGACGTGCTCGATGAGGTCTCCCTCGGTGTTCAAGAACGCTTCGAGCGAGTTCGGAGCGAACGTGATGTCGTCGTTCGTGATCAAGCGCGCGTCGCTCGTCTGCTCGATGAACCAGTTCCACGACTCCGCGAGTCCCATCGGCTCATATGGCATTTCGACGAGCACTTCTACAGGCGCTGCCTGAATCGCCTTGGTCACTCGTTTAAGATCTCGTCCGTTGTCGATGATGAGCACGCGCTCCGGTTGCACCGTACTCGCTCGCAGCGACTCCAGCATGTCGCGAAGAAGATCGTACCGTTTGAGCACCGGAACGCAGACGCTAACGCCCGACATGATGCAGCTCCTTCAGTTTCTCGACAGCCTCGGCGACGGCCTGCGCGTGCACCACCGTCCAATAGTCCGGCACGCGACACACGATGTCTTTGTCGGACTCCTCGAACGTGCGATCCGGGTCGTTTCCAGCCCAGTCGTGATCGATGACGACGCCGGGAAGTTTTTCGAGTCGTCCGAGGCAACCCATCACGTCGCGCAGGTAGATGTCGCCCCAGAAGATGCGTGGGTCCCAGAGGAACCCGAGTTTGTCGACGACGTGCTTCGACACGGTCGAGAACGGGTAATGATCCTCGTTGAACGTGCTGACGCCGAGGTTGAACAAGCCGTCGGGATACTGATTCGCCGCTTGCAGGATCAACGACGCCCATCCCACCGTCTTGAACACCATGTCATCGTTGCCGCAAAGCAACACGTCGCCCATCGAGGAGCGCGCCAGCTCGTTGAAGAACGTCGGCATGTCTCCGTAACCTTTGCCGCGCGGACCGACGATGACTCTATGTCTGCTGAACTGAAAAAACTCGCGCGTCGCCTCGTCGTCTTCGTCGATGCGAAAGACAAGCTCGGACAGCTCGCCGAACGTCGTCGCATCGTACGAGTCCAGCAGCGTCCGCAAGCGCGCCACGCGCCCGCGCGTAGGCACGAGCACCGAGACCTTAGTGAACATGGTTCAGATGAAAGCGGTTCATGTATTCGAGCACGATCGGAATCTGCTCCTCCGTCAGGTTGCCTTCATCGTCCGTGATAGTCCCGACGTTCCCGCAATACTCCTCGTAGCAGATCGAGCAGCTGCGCAGGAGTTCCGACAGTTGATAGCGCGGATCAATGACCGGCATACGTCAATCCGCTCGCGGCCGTCAGCACGCCGTGCTCGACCGCCTCTTGCTGCTGTTGCTTGATGCGCACGTCTTCGTCCCACTCGGCCTTGGCCCATCCGTGATAGACGAGGAAATCGAACATCTCGCGCTTGATCTTGAACATCTCCTCGACAGTCGCGCCGTGCGGACGCACGAGGATCTCGTCGCGCGCGGAGAAGCCGACGATCCACTGGTTGTCATAGTTGTAATCGACGATGTCGATGCCGCTCTCCTGCGGGTGCGTCCACCATCGGCTGCCCGGATAGGGAATGCCGACGGCTAAGTTGCACGAATCGAGATACGGCTTGACCGACAGCAGCCAGTCTTGCGTCTGCTTCATCGTCTCCATCGTCTCGCCAGCCATGCCGATGACCATGAACGCGATGGTGAAGAACCCGTGCTCGCGCGCCTTCTTCAGCGCCGCCGTGTTCTGCGCGACGGTCGTGCCCTTCTGGTTCGCGTCGAGCACGCTCTGCGCGCCGCTCTCGATGCCGAAGCACGTGACCTTCGTGTTCATCAGCTTGAGTGACTCGGCGACGTGGTCGTCCATCGTGTTGACGCGCGTGTGGATGCGCGCCGCGAACGAGTCAGGACCGAGCGCCGAGCGGACGGCCGTCGCCAGCTCGCGAAGCTTCGTCTTGTGCAGCGTGTAGGTGTCGTCCTGGAACTTGAACATCCGCACGCCTTTGTCCATCACCTGCGACATCTCGGCGATGATGTTGTGCGGCGAGCGATAGCGCGGCTTCTGCCCGATCCACGGCGTCGAGCAGTAGGTGCACTTGTATGGGCACCCGCGCGTTCCGATGAGCGACATCACGGCGCTCGACGCCTCCGGGTGCGCCGCATTCGGGAAGTACTTGTGCTTCATCACGGCCACGCCGTCGTTGTAGATGTGGTCGTGCGGCAGCAGGTCCCACGCCGGGAACGGAATCGCGTCGAGGTCCATCGCGTCGGACTTGTCGCCGTAGTAATACGGCTGCAGTTTGCCTGCGTCCCAGTCGGTCAACATCTGCAGCGTCGCGACCTCGCCTTCCATGACGATAACCGTGTCGAAGAGCGCGCGGCCGTCGGCTGCGCGATAGTCGCGACGCGCGTTCAACGCGCCTTTGTAGTGGTAGTTCTCCTGCCTGCCCGCTTCTTTGACTTCGCGCGGTTCGTACGAAGGGTGAGGACCACCAGCCACGAGCAGCGCTTCAGGTGCACGATCTCGGATGTATGCGGCCAGCTCAAGAGCCTCTCCAAACTGAGGAGTACAGAATCCGAACATGTGGACATCGGAATCCATAACGGCGTCCGGAAGATGGATGTTGCCTTCGTATCTTTTGTCGAGCATCGACGTGACGACGATTTCATGCCCATGCTCCCTCAGCAGTCCAGCGATATAGAGCACGCCGAGCGGCACGTTCGTCTTCGAGTCGGCCAGCCACGGCGATGACGGCAGGATGCAATGAATCTTCTTGCGCGGTATGCGCTTGATCGGCAGTCCGGACGACGGCATCGTGCCGCAGAGCGACGCGTCGCTCATCTGATAGCCGGACGACGCCATCGTAAGTATCTTGCTCATGGTATCAACCTTTTCCGTTGTCACGGCGCGTTGCCGAGTGGATGCTGGTCATGGTTTACGAATCTAAAGAACCGAAGTAGATGTGCCCTTGACTGCAAACGATCCGCTTCTTATCTAATACCGTAAATCTTCGTCTCTTATGACCGCACGAGCGACAGCGCAATATGCGAAACCGTCTTACACTTTTCATGGCTTCCGCATGCAGAGGTTCACGAACGAATACGTGTGCACGAAGTCGCCCGCGTACGCGAAATCAGTCGGCCCGACAAACTCCAGTCCGAACCGCACTGGCAGCGTCTCGACGAACGCCTGCATATATGGCGTGACCTGCAGATGTCGCGACGGCGACGCCTCCCACTGTTCGATGTCGCGGAAGTAATCCGAGGTGATCATGACGTAACCGCCGGGCTTCGTGATGCGCACTAGCTCGCGCATCGCCGCGTCGTGATCATCGACGTGCTCGATCGTCGAGATGCACATCGTTACGTCGAATACCGGATAAGGCCACGAAGACATATCCTCGAGTGGTAGATCGAAGAGTGGCATGACCACGTCGTAGGCCATGCGCTGGGCTTCGACCATCGGCGTGATGTCGCCATACTTCATCGAGTCCGTGCAGCAGAGGCGCGGATAGAGCATCGCCAGGTACGGGTCGAAGAACGACGCGCCCGAGCCGACGTCGATCATCTCGGCATCGCGAGGCACGCCGAGTTCATCGAGCTGCTGCAGGATCGACGCATACTCCCAGAAGCGGTGTGGGTGCCAGTCGCGGTGCGGCACGCAGTTCTTGACCATGTCGCTCTGGAAGATGCGCAGCGGTATCGTGTACGGCTTCAAGAAGTCGTAGTCGTCCGGGTGCAGCGAGCGATTGTAAGGTCTCATCGGTATGGCGACATCTTCTCGTGTCGCTTCCACAGTTCGTGGATGTCGATGCCGAGGTCCCGCAGTTGCTGGTTCGCTAAGTTCATGTCGCGCGGCGCTGCGTGCAGCGGATGAAAGAACAGCACCTCGTCGAGACGCACGAACTCGGTGCCTGCCTTCCACAACCGATGTTGAAACTCGGTCTGCGCGTGACCCCACGCCGATAGCTTCTCGTTCAACCCTCCGATGCGCACGAACGCATCTCGCTGGGCCATCCACACGCCTGAATCGATGTTCGTGTAGTCAGCCTGCACGCCTTCGAGCCGACCAAGCACCCTCGAATCTTGCCGCCACACGAACGATTCAACGGTCGCGATGTCGACGTGAAGGTGCCGCATGCTGCTCGTCACGAAAACGTTCCAGTCGGACGTCGATTCGACCGTGTCGACGAACCGCTTGACGAGCGAAAAGTCCAACAGGTAGTCAGCACGCGTGAACAGCACCCACTGCGTCTGCACCGCCAGAACGGCGACGTTCGTCGACCACGCGTGCGCCTTCGACGGATCGCCATGCTTGAATGAGAGCAAGCGCACTGGCACCGGGAACGTTTCGGGATGCACGACCGCGCGAATCATCTCCAACGAGTCTGGCGTGTCGTTGTCTACGATGATGACCTCGCTCACGCGCGAGAGGTCCTGTCGTCGCACGGAATAAAGCGCTGCGGCGAGGTTCGCCAGCGTCAGGCTCTTGAAATACGTCAAACAGATCGTGATCATCCACCCCACACCTGTGAATAGAACGGCACGCCAGTGCCGCCGTCGAAGAACCCATCGACCGCAAGCACGGTCACAAGCGTTCCGTCCGAGAGCGTGAACGTGTCGTCGACGTCGACCGGATTCGTGCGCAAGTAGCCAGGGTTCGGCGTCGTCGGCGCGATTTCCTCGAGGAGTCCGATGTAGGTGTTCGACACGTCCTGCTGCCCGGTCTGCAAGTTCCGCACGATCTTCTGCTTGCGCTCGACGATCGCCAAGCGCTGCACGTCGAGGTACTGCGGCGAGCCGTCGAACGACTGCCCGATCCACGCGTGGTGCGTCACGGTCACGTGCAAGTCCAGCGTCTCGGTGCGCGCGATGCCGATCGCCTCGCGGATGTCGTCGGCCAGGCTCATTCGCTCACCACTGCGAACGTCGCGTCGTACATCGAATCGATGCTCTGCAGCGTCATCCACGATGGAACGAGCAGGTCGAGCACCGACTCTGGCAGCGGCTTCGAATACCACGCAGCGCCGGACGCGAACGAAAGGCTGATCGGACCCGCCTTGATGTCCGTGATGCCTTTCACAACGATGCTGTTGTCGAGCGTCGTGTCCTTCGTGCCGAGCGCGCCAGCCAATTCGGCCGTCGCGTCCGCGAGTTCATCCGGGAAGACGTTCTCGGGTATGAGGATACCGTTGCGGTCGTACATGCCGCTGCGCGTCCACGCCAGCTTACTGAGGTTCCCCGCAGCACGCAGGCCGGTCCACGTCGGCCTATTGACGTAGTAACCGCCGCGACCGTTGCCTATCGGCGGCATGAACGTGCGACGAGACGACAACGACGCGTCGATCACGCGCGTGGCCATCATCAGGAGCACGGCTTGACTGTCTGCATTGTCCCACCCGGCGACCGGAAGGCGCATGTCGAAGTACTGCTGCCCGCGCGCGACCGTGCAGTAGGAGTTCGCCGTCGCAGCGCCGGGCGTGGCGTCGAGAATCACGGCCATGTGCTAGTGCTCCGTCGCCTGCAAGAACGTCAACGAGCCGTACGAAAAGATGCCCTTGTTCCCGACGTCGAGGCGCTTGAGCGAGTGCCGATAGGCGACATTCGCCTTCAATCCGGTCGCCGTATCCGCAGCCGCGAACGTCAGGCGCACGCGCTGCGTGTTCACCGCTGGCACTGCGTTGTAGACGCCGACGATCGAAAGTCCGGTCCCGACGCCCTTGACCAGCAGTGCAGGGTCGGCCGCTTGGTCCGTCTTCCTCATGTTCCATTCGAGCGGAAGTCCGGTCACGTCGAACGGTGTCGCGTCGTCCTGCCCGAAGATCGTCAGGTCGATGACCTTGTCTTCACCCAGGAAGAACTTGTCGGTCGCTGTGATGTTGAACTCTCTCGCCACTAAACGACCTCGATGCTCTTCGTCGAACCAGTGCCGATGATGGTCGTCGTCGAACTGCCGCCGCCAGCCAACGACACCGCAGCGGCTGCTTGATAGTGCGCCAAGACCTCTGCCGCACTCAACGCTCGCGCGTAGATCGCCAAGTTATCAAGCACTCCGACGACGTCGAGTCCAACGCCACGCGTCGAACCCCACTGACACAAGTTGATGGGGTCCCATGTCGTCGCTCGCGCCTCGTCGCTCACGAGCACGCCGTTAACGTAGATCGAACGACCGATCGCCGAGCGCACGCCGACGACATGATAGATGCGCCCAGGCTCGATGATGCCGCCGTCGATCTCGGTCAGCACGTTGACGTCTTCGCCTGCCTCCACCGTCCATTCGTTCGTCATCCAGGCGACGAACGCGCGTCCGTCCGGAACTGGACTCGTCGGCATCAGCAGGAGCTGCGCGCCCGTGGACCAGAACAGCGTCTTGACGTCAACGAACGGCAAGTCGATAGGCTGAACCCACGCTTCGATCGATAGTTCGTTGACGAGCGGAGGATTTCCGAAGTTCGAAAGCTTGGCGCTGCCGGAAATCGTGGCGAACGCGCCAGCAGTCGCCCCGTCGTGCACGAGACCAGGTTTCTCAAGAATAATGTCGCCAGCATATAGACCGTGGTGATCATTGCCGCTGCTGTCCAATGCCTGCTTGCTTCCGACGACCGGACCCGTTTCGTCGATCTGCCAGTACCCCCACGGAGCGCTTGCCAGCACGACCTGCGCGTACATGAGATCGTTCGCGACCGCAGACGGTGCGCTGCCGACCGCCTGAATGATCGGCGTGAAGCTCCCTGCGCCGACGATGATCGAGATCCTCGGTCCGCGCGAAGACGCGTCGAGCGCCGTCGCGCCTGAGAGACTGCCGACCGCGCTGGCGGTCGCGAGACCGATTGCCGCAAGGCTCGTAGCGCCGACGACGCTTCCGTCGCCGATGATAGTGCTGCGTCCGGTCGCCGCAAGCGCGCTCGCACCCGCAAGCGCGCCGATGGCCGTGAACTTCGAGGCGCCGACGCCAGCCAGCGCGCTCGCGCCGCTGAGCGACCCGTTGTTCACGGCGCCATTCACGCCTATGAGAGACGATGCGCCCGACAGGCTGCCGACCGCGCTGACGGTCGACTTGCCTACGCCAGCCAGCGCGCTCGCGCCACTGAGCGCGCCGACGCCTGCAGACGCGGCTGCGCCGGTCGCCGCGAGCGACGACGCGCCCGACAGGCTGCCGACGGCAAGCACTGTGCTCGCGCCGACACCTGAGAGCGACGAAGACCCGGCAAGCGCACCGGACGGCGTGGCAGCGTTGACGCCTGCAAGCGAAGATGCGCCGCTCAGCGAGCCGACGCCGACCGAGGCAGCCGCACCGGTCGCCGCGAGCGACGACGCGCCCGAGAGACTACCATCCGATGACGCGGTAGACCTGCCGACGCCAGCAAGAGACGAGGCGCCCGAGAGGCTGCCCGCTCCAACCGCTGAGGAAGCGCCTACGCCAGCGAGCGCCGAGGCGCCCGATAGACTGCCTGCACTGCTAGCGGTCGCCGCGCCCGTCGCGCTGAGCGACGATGCACCGGACAGGCTGCCGGTGGCCGCAGCCGTCGCGACGAGCGCAGAGGCGCCGGACAGGTTCCCGACCGCAGTCGCCGTCGACTTCCCGACGGCCGCCAGCGCGCTCGTGCCGCTGAGCGAGCCGACGGCGATGATGAGCGCCGAACCAACTGCAGCGAGCGACGATGCACCCGTCGACGATCCTGCCGAAGACGCAGCGGCTGCGCTCTCTCGTCGATATTTCGCGTTCTGGTATTTCTCGAAGAGATTGTAAGACATCAGGCGAACTCTTCTACGATGATGACGCCGTTCGCTCCGGCTCCACCGGCGACAGACGCACCGCCGCTGAGCGCGCATCCTCCCGAACCGCCGCCGCCGTAGACGCCGCCAGCCGCGCCTGCACCCTGCGCCTTCTTTCCACCCGTCGAACCGCTGCCGTGATAACCGTTCCCTCCAGCGCCGCTGACCGCTTGCGCCGCTGCGAGTGCGAGTCCTTCTTCACCGTCCGAGCCAGCGAGCTTCAGATCCCCGACGCCAGATGCACTCACGCCACCTGCGCCGCCCAACCCACCGACGTGAATGGTCGCGATGGTGTCAGCAAGTCCACCGGAACCACCCTTCGCGGTGCAGATCGCGGGAGAATCGAACGTCGTATCGCCGCCAGCGTTCCCATTGTTCGCGCCCGCTGCCGCTGCAGTTCCTCCAGCACCAACCGCCACGGTGAAGGCCGTCAGCTTCGGCGTGACCTTCCACGTCTGACTGACCGCACCGCCGCCTCCGCCGCCTGCGGCACCAGAGTTCGTCGCGGCCGTGGCTACGCCGCCGCCAGCTCCTCCTGCGCCGACGCACGTGACTCGAATCGCACGACACCACGCAGGCACCGTATACGTGGTAGTGCCCTGCTGGATGTAACTGATCGATAGCAACTTGAATCCAGGAGGAGCCGATCCCAGAGGCAGGCCATTCGCGTCGTAGGTATTCTGCATGACCTAGCGCACTCCTGACGAAAACGAGGCTCCGCGCTGATACTGAAAGCTAGGCCGCGTGTTGATGTTCTCCCAGTCCGGTGGGTCGCCTGCGAGAAACGGCGCGACATACGCGTCGAAGCTGCCGCCATTGGTCACTTGGTAGATGAGACCCGCTTGCGACAAGACGCCGGTCGCCGGTCCGAGGACCAACGAGCACGAGAGATACTTCGCCGTGCTATCGACGGCACTCACCGTCGTCCATGCGCCCCACGTATCGAATGCTGCGTTGTATTTGACAGAGCTGATGACGTTGTTCGTACCGTCGATCACGAACAGCCAGAAATCGACGTTGTTCGTCACGCCGACGACGCCGCCGCCAGCCTTGATCACGCCTCCGAACGCTGGAGGTTGTGACGGCGTAGCGGCCCACGTATTCGCCCCAGTGTTATATTGACGAACGGCGATGGCCGTGTTGGACGTGCGCCGCGCGCAAAAGATGTTCTGCGTGTCCACCCAGACGAGACACCAATCCTGAATGTCATTGGTGACGGATGAGCCGAAGACGGCCGTCCCCGGAGCCGACGTCGCCGGCCAGAATCCTTGCGCTTGCGTCTGATTCGCCTTGATCGAGAGCAGTTCGGTAAAATTCGGCGGCACGCCCGCTCCAGAATCGTAAACCGCCAACATGCCGTTGTTATCGAGTGGCGCGAACCCGTAGCACTGACACTCGTTCGGCATCGACGTATCGATCATCGGCGTATCGAGCTGCACGCGGTTCGATCCACCCGTGCCCTGCCACCATCGGAGGTTGACACCGTTGACGGTGACTTGCGCCGTATGGGACATCGTGACCTGCGTCGGCGAATCGATGCTGATCACGCGAGGGTATCGACAGATGTTCCAGTCCGTGCCTTCCGACGACAACGCCATCCCAACTTCCAGGCGCGTCTGATTCGACATGCCCGTGATCACCGCGCTCCCGTTGACGTGATTGCCCGTGGCGTTCAACGCGCCTTCGTTCCACGTGTCGCCGATGTCCGGATCGACCGACGTGACGACGGCGGCATCCACCTCCGAATGCAGATACATGCTCGCCGTTTGAATGTAACCGTCTGCGGTTCGGCCGATGGCACTACCGGCTTGAAAGGTGTGACCTGCCAAGTTGTTCCACGGAGGCGTCGAGTACCCGCCCCAGTTGCCCCACGTGATCGTGTTCGCCGTCAGCGACGCGCGAATGAACCCTTGATAAGACGTGCCGCCAGTCAGCTTGTCGGTGCTCTGCATCCCGGCGGTCATCAACACGATGTCCTTCTTCGTTCCACCGCCGTTGTTCCAATACAACACGCCCAGCGCGCGCCCGCTGTCGAATCGCGCGAGGCCGTTGTTCCCAGTGCCGTCGAAGTTCGGACTGTCGATTCCCGCAGTCCACGTGGCGGTGAACAGGTTTTGGCTGGAACTGTAGTAGGACTTGATGGCGTGCGTCCCAGGCGTTCCAGGCGTATCGGCCGCGCTCGTGATGACGAAAAACCACCACGTCTTCGCGTTCACCGCGTAGATGAGATGATTCTGACCCGCGAGGCCAGGACCAGCGGCATAGGTGCCGAACGCCAACGTCCCGATCTTCGTCGGCAACTACGTGACCTCGTCTCCATCGATGATGCAGGTCAATTGACTGGCAACGCTCGCCACGCCCGCGATTGTTCCAGCTGCTTCGAGCGACATCGTGCCATCCCACTCCCAGCTGCCGCCTGCAGGCACGGTCACTGCTAGCGCCGTGAAGATGAACGCGGCAGTAGTTCCGTTGCGATAGAGCGCGAAGGTCCGATCGGTGCTGTCGTTGTTGACCACCGAGATATGCTTGATGATCGCGGCGGTCGCCCCAGGCACCGTGTAGATAGTAGCAACGGATGCCGCGAGTTGCCCGCGATAGAGCGTCTTGTATGCGTCAGGCATCGCGGATCCTCGCTTCGATGGCCGCGAGTTCTTCTCGCAGTCCGAGAGCAGCCTGCGCCAAGCTCTCTTCGTGCAGTCGGTCGAGTTCTTCGCGCCGCAGCTTGTGCACCTCATTCAGGTGCGTGACCTGCGCGTCGTAGGTTTCTTTCGTGATGACGATCAGCTCACGATCGTGCGCCTGATGCATGCGTCGCCGAATGACATCCGAGTTCTCGTGCGCGTTCGCGATGCCCTCGGCGTTGCACTGCAGCACGGCGTCTTCCATCGCCTTCTGCAGCCTGCGCTCGGCAGTGACGCCGTACTGCGACTGAGACATCGCGCCGTGCGCGACGACGATCGTCGATTCCATATCTTAGGTCTCCGTCAGCGTCGTGGCCGTCGACAGACTCGGCGTCACGCCGTTGCCCATCGTGATGTTCGGCGTCACCGTTCCCGAGACGAGGCGCACGCCAGCGCCAGACGTCAGCGTGCCGTACGAGCAATGCGTCGCGGTGCCCGAGCCGCCGGTGCCTGCAGGAAACGTGATCGCCGCGACCGGGACGACGGTGTTGTTCGTGACCGTCCAGCCGCTCGACGTCCGCACGACGGCCACGCGCGCATAGCTCGTGTAGGCCGCCTCGCTCGTCGTCTGGTCGCCTGCCGTGCCTGGGTCCGCCGTGTGCAGGGCGACGTAGATGTTCGTGATGGGAGACGAAGTCGCGTTGACCGCGACGTTCGCGAACAGCGTCGCGTTGAAAATCAGCAGCAGCAGCGAGTTCGCGTAAGCCGTGCTCTTCGCCATTGAAAGCTCCTTTACTGACTCACGCGCTTGAACACTTCAAGCAGCGAGACGCCGCTGAAGCCTTCGCGGATGACCTTCTCGTTCATGACGCGACGAAACTCGACGCGATGGTTGTAGGCGCAGTGCAAAAGAAACGAGCACGCCGCGCCTATCGCGTCGCCGATCGGCAACCTCTGCAGGATCATCAACGCCTCGTTTTGTCGAACGAGGCGCTGACCTTCACTGCTCCCGGCGAGCGGCATGTCGCAACCTCTTGTCCGCACGACGCGCGGACTTGCCGCGCACCTTCGGAAGCTGCCGACGGATCGTGTCGCCGCTATCACCGCGCTGGTAATAGACGCCGTCGTGCGTGTGAAACCGTCGATCGTTGTATACGAAGACGCGACGAAGTGGATCGAGCTTCATCGCGTCCTTGTCGTTCATCAGCGTCCCGGCTGATTCGGAAGCGGATTCGGCTGCTTCCCAGGCTGCGCCGCGCTGTCGTTCGCCGGATCTCTCGCCGTGTCCGTGCCGACGCCGCCGGGCGCAGGACGCGGATTGCTGTTGTCGGGCGGGTTCGGAATGCTCTTCGCGTCGTCGCTTCGCGTGCGTGGATCTTTTTCGCCCATCGCTTCCTCCTGTTCAACCAGCGCCCCATTGCGCCGGTATCTTTACTGCAGCGTCGCCTTACTGCAGCGTGCCGATGCAGATGCCGCTGTCGCCGTTGTAGTCCGAACGAACGCGCGGAATCATGATGGCCATCACGAGGTTGTGGAACGTGAAGCCATCCGCGCTGGTCCACGGAATGACCGTCGGCTCCTGCCCAACGACCATGTCGATGACGTCGTTCGTCATCTGCACGAGCGCGACCTTCGCGCCGACGTGCGTCGCTGCGTCGCCGTCCGGCATCAAGTCCGCCGAGCGGATGCCTTCGAGACCCTGCAGCATGAGCAGCCGGTTGCGGATCGTGAGACCTTGCGCGTTGTTCACCGCGTTGTAGTCGGTGTCGAGCGCCGCGCTCACCGACGTGCTCGTGTAAAGCCGGTACGGTCCGAACTTCTTGTTCGCGACCAGCTTCGCGATCATCGCCTGGATCTGCGCGAAGACCGTCGAGCCGACCGGTGCCGTCGACCACGCAGCCGCCGTCAAGACCTGCGTCTCGGCGTTCGGTGCGTTGAGCAAACCCGGCGCGTTGTATCCGGCGATCTTCAGCTCCTGCCCATCGACCGTCTGCGCTCCGTTGAGCGCTGCGTCTTCGATGTTCTCGTTGACGGCGCGCGTCGACGACTTGATGCCTGCGGTGTCGAGCGGAATGCCGATGCGCTGCGACTCGCGCAGCGTCCTGATGTCCAGCTCGAAGCCGCTGAGCGTCAGGTAGATCGGCAGCCTGCTTTCGAGCAGCGTCGGCATGAAGTTCTCGGTGCGCGCCGAAGGCGTCATCGAGCGCTGCGCGTTCGCGACCTTGTTGATCGCGTTCCACGCCAACTGCGTGACGCTGAGCGGATCAGTCAGGTTGAACGTCAACCCTGCCGCGAGAACGTCGGCGACGAACGTGAGCCGCTGCAGTCCGACCTCGACCACCGCGCGGTCGAGCAGGAGCTGCGAGCGCTCGGGGAACGGCGCGTTCGCGCGGAACTGCGAGCGCTCCATGTCTTCGATTTGCTTCATTTTGCGGAAGCCAGGCGAGCGCAGCGCGCGAGCGTCCCACCGTCCGCTCTCCTCCAGCGCGCGAACGACCAAGTCGCCGAGCGGGCTCTTGCTCTCGATGGTGTCGGACTTGCCGACCATGAACCGCGTTTCCATTGTTGCTCCTCCGGACGCCGAAGCGTCTCAAAATTACGTGTTGACGTTCGACTTCCGACTACACGACCTCGACGCGGAGCATGGTCTCGACGGTGACGTTCGCCTTGTTCTCCAGCGCGGAGAACAGTGCAGTGCCCGATGCGATGGCGCGCAGCGTGCCGTCGCCAGCGCTCTCCAACTTCTGTCCGGCGACGATGTTCTGGCCGCTCGCGATGCGCATCCAGAACGTCGTGCCGCCGCGACCGGCGCTGACCTCGACGAGGTCCGACAGCGCGTAGGCGTCATCGACGCCTTTGTTCATCATCGCCATTTCGGTGGCGACGAGCCTGCCGGTGTTGCCGCCAGCGGTGGCGTGCTTGCGAAAGCGCATGACGCCTGCCGCGTTGAACAGCTCGACGAGATGACCAGGCTTGATCGCCTCACTCGCCGTTCGGTCGTTGATCTGCGTACGCTCGCCGCCGAGGAAGATCGTGTTCGGCGCGTTCAGTGCTACGGACATGGTTCACCTCTCCTTTGTTCTGCCCGCGCTTCCCCACGAAACGCGCCAACTATGGACTTGAAAGACGCCGATCAGGCGACGACGGTTTCCTTCTTCTCGCGCATCGCCTTGAGACCCGCCGCATAGGTGCTCGGAGGCGTCAGGTCCTCGGTGTCCCCGGCGACCGGCGGACGCGCCACGCCCATGCCGCTGAAGTCCACCGCAGGCTGCGCGACCTTCGCGAACGCGGCCATCGTCTTCAGCTCGTCGAGCGGCATCGCCTTGAGTTCCGCCTCGGTCTTCACGCCGCACGTCTTGAGCGACGCGACGAGCACGTCCTTCTCGGCCGCCTCGCGCGCCTGGTGCAGGTTCACGACGGACGCGATGCGCGGGAACATCTTCAGCGCTTCCTCTTCGGTCATCGTCGTCGCGGGCTTCGCAGCAGCCGCCGCGAGCTTGGCCGCTGCCTCGTCGTCGGCAATCTTCTTCGCGGCAGCCGCGTCAGCCGCGAGCTTGTCGGCCGCGTCCTGCAGCGTCTTGCAGTGCGCCTCCAGCGCCTTGATCGCGTCTTCGCCAGCGGCTTCGAGCGCCTTCTGGTCTTTCAACGGATTGTGGACATTTTCCATCAGCGCCTTGATGCGTGCCTTGTCGACCATGTTGTCATCTCCTTGTGAGTGGGTGGAGTTCCCGCGAGCCTGCCCACCACAGGAGCAGGTCGTTACGCCCATCGCCTTGAACTGCTTGTTGATTCTCGTCAACAGCGCCGCCGGTTCGACCTTCGTCTTCGCGTCTGCTGCCACGCGCTTTGCCGCGTTGACAACGTAGACCGACTGCACGTCGTCTTCTTCGTCCTGCTGCATCGTCCAGCACATCTCCATGATGCCGCCGAGCAGCGAATAGACGGTCATGCACTGAGTGCGGAGCGCATCGAGTCGTGCATCTTCGACGCTCTCTTCGGCTTCCTCGTCGCCGGTCGACTCGGCGTTCTCGTCGAGCAGCAGCGCGGCAACGGTCTTGTTGGCGTCGCCGAGCGCCACGACCGCTTGATTCAGCAGCGACGACATCGTGTTGTAGCCGACCAACTCGGCAGTCTCTTCGGCGACTTCCGCCGGGTCGTCCTGCAGCGTCTTGAGGAACGCTTTGACTCGGTCCTTCAGCTTTTTCGGTTCTGCCACAGGCACCTCCACGGGCACTTTCGGTCCGAGCGGTTTGCCGTCGCGACCAAGCACCTGCAAACTGACGATGTCTCCCGCTCGCGCGACCAAATGTCTGATAGCCTTGCGCCCTGCACCGCAGCCTGCCGCGACGCTGCACGCGCCCGTCTCGTCGACGGCGAGGAACGCGAGGTGGTCGCTCACGATGCTGCGCCAGATGCTGTGATACTCCTTGCCCTCGAACGTGCCGTCCTTTTGCTCCACGTCCACGTAGCAGCCGACGCTAACTTCGACGGTCTCGCCTGCGCGCAGACGCCGAATGACGTCGGCCGCTTCCGTTCCGACGGCGTCCGCCTTCATCGGGTCGAGCCACGCGAAGAGTTCCAGGCGCCGAGTCGTGAGGATCTGTTTCGACGGTGCCGCGTCGAACACGAGGCCGAAACTCTTTTCCAACGTGCGCGGCGTGTTCGCCGTGACCTGCGTCCCGTCGTCGTCCGGATGTCCCGCGAAGCATCCGCGACCGTTCCACTGATACGGCGTCTCGGCCAACTCCTCCGCAGGCACGAACTCCGGCACGTCGCTGTTCACCGCCCAGACGACGCCTTCGACCATCGCGACGACGGGCACGACGATGTGCTCGCGCTTGTCGTAGATGGCCGTGCGAATGGTGCCGGTCGCACCGACGAGATGCAGGTGTCGGATCTTCTTCATGCGACAAGCTCTCCGTTGCGAAGGAACCCGTGCCAGCCTGGAGTCTGAATCGAGCCTGCGCCTGCGTTGCACGTCGCGCCGTCCTTGTCGACGGTGATGTTCGGCGGGTCGCCGTGTCGAACCCAGCAACGATGCGTCTTGTCTTCTTTCATCGTGCAGTTGCTCGCGCGGCTGTCGATGTTCCACCAGTGACCGTCCGGACACACGACGACCAGATGCATTCGACACGGCGGTTCGTGGTTGTTGCAGAAGCCGGACGAGAACGACATCCAAAACATGTCGCCAGGCTTCGGCCGCTCAAGCTCCCAGTCGAATGACTCGTGCATCACACACTTGAGCGGCGTAGGAACGAGGTCCATCAAAACCTCGCGTACAACGCGTCGCGCGTCGCGTTGTAATAGAGCAGCGCTGCAGCATCCGGCTGCGCACGCATCGCCGCATTCAATTGATCCGCCGTGCGGTCGCCGAGTGCCGCACGCACGGCTGCCGTCGCGATCGACGTCGCCGCCTCGCTCATCGCGATCGTCACGTCGTGCTCCTGCAGGACGAGAGGTGGCCGAGGAAACACGACGGCCGCGCCGGTCGATTCGTTCGTCGCAGTCACGTCGCAGACGATCGTCCTGTTCACGGCGTCGACGTGATACGCGGTGATGTCGAGCCGGTCGATGGACTGCGCCGGTTCGATGACGATCGGCTTCGAGAAGCGCTTCGGCATCACGCCAGCCCTATCGTGCAGCGACAGTTCGGATGCAGCGGCGGATCGCTTCCGACGCTGAAGTCTTCATCCATGCCGACCGACTCTCCGTCGACCGTCTGGCACTCGTCGCACGCGCCGTCGGTCGCGATCCAGACCTTCTGCATCGTCGTCGCATCGATCAATCCTGCCTCGCGCGCCTGCTCCCAAAGCTGTCGCTGGCCTTCGTTCGACGCACGCATCGTCTCGGTACGCGCGATGGTCTGCGCGCGCGAGTTCAGCAGCTGATTCGCGTAGCGCTCGGCGCGCGCCGTCGCCTTCTCTGGCGCGACGCCGTCGGCGAGCCACTTCAGCTGCTGCTTCATGACGGCGCCTGCGTCGCGCTCGGTGAGGCCGACGTCGGCACGTATCAAGCGCGCCACGTCGCGCGGTGCGATGCCTTCCTCGAACGCCTGCACGACCGTCAGTCGCACGGCGTCCTGCACGTCATCGCTGATGCCTTTGATGAGTCCCGCCGCGTGGTCATGCGCCCACTCGACGGCCGCTGGATTCGTCGCATCGAACGACATCGCGAACTTCGGTATCGGCTTCGCGTTCGCGCCTGCGCGCATCGTGTCGAGCAGCACGTCTGGCAGCGCCTTCTTCTGCGCCTCCAGCGTCTTGATGTACGTGACGTGCTGCGCCGTGTGCGTCAACTCCTTGCCCATCAACGCGTCGCGCAGCTCCTGCAGCACCGGCTGCAGGACGTAGAGCGGAGCGCCGGTGCCCGGATGCCCGAGACCAAGCACCTGCTCCAACGCGCCCATCGGCACCGCCTCGCGCGCTTGCTTCGCCGCGCGCACCAGCAGCGACTTGACGCGCGGCTCGTGCCGCTCGGCCGCCTGCGCCTGCGGCGACAGCTTCGGCTTCGCGAGACGAATCGCGAGGGTCGCCGCCGCGCGTGCAGATAGTTCGAGGTCCATCAGTCGGAGGCTTCGTTCACGACGCCACTGTCGGCTTCGAACGTCCAAACGCCGTCGCGCAAGAACCCGTGGAACCGGCAATGAGCCAAGTCGCGGATGCTCGGATTCAACGTCGGCTTCTCGACGTCGCCGTTCCAGATCCACGCCGACTGTGCTGGCTTCTCCTGCCCTTCGAGATAGACCGGCAGGTTCATGTGCTGCTTGCAGCCGCACGGGCATATGCAGTGGAAGCGCGACATGCCGACGAACGCGGTGTATGCGCCGTCGGGCGTGCCTTCGTTGAACAAGTTGTTGGAGCGGACGGCGGCGACGGTCTCGGGTGCGCGTCTCATTTCCTCACCACGATGTTGACGACGCCGCCGTCCTTCAGCGACGTCTCCAGTTTGTCGATCATCTTCTGCTCGGCAGCCGTGAGCTTCGGCGGCACGCCCGGAGGTCCAGGCGCGTTCGGCGGAACGGCCGCGTCGGTCATGCGCAGCGTCTCGCGCGGCAGCAGGCCGAACGGCACGTCGGCCTGCGGATCGACCGCCGGGTCGCCGTCGTACGCCGGAGCGCCGACCGCAAGACGCTTCTCGTTGATCGAGAGTTGGTCGGCGTTGCGCACGCGGTCCCACGCGCGCTGGTCTTCGGGCTTCAAAGGACCCATGCCGTACCAGTATTCGCGCGTCTCGTTCTCGGTGAAGACCGTGACGCCTGCGTCTTTGTTGATCTGCATCCACTTCGACGCGCCTTCGGCCTTTTCGGTCTGCGTCAACGTCCCGACGTCCGGCCACTTCGGCATCCACTGCTTCGGCTTCGTCATGTAGCCGTTGTCGATCAGCCTGCCGAAGAACGGTCGCAGCAGCGTCGGATGCGCGTAGCCGGTGCGACAGTCGCGCACCGTGTCGTTCCAGTTGTCGCGGTCCTGCGTCGACGCCAATTCGCCAAGCTCGCTGCCGGTCAAGATGCGCAGCGGAATGTTCGACGTGCCCGCGATGAGCTTAAGGATGGTGTCCGCGTTGTTGCCGAAGTCCGTCGGGCTCGACGTGAGCTGCGTGACCTTCACGCCGCGCGTCTGCAGCCATCGCGAGAGCTGATGCCGATAGAGGTCTGCTTGCACCTTCATCGCGTCGATCTGCGCCTTCGCGCTGGCGTCGATCTCCGCAGGCGTCGTCCCTGGGAACGACATATCCTTGTCGATGTCGAGGTGCATGCCAGGGTGCATGTTCAACCACGACGCCTCGCCGCCGCCTCCGACGATCTTCATCAGGTCGCAGAAGTAGTTCCACACCGCTTCCAGCGTCGGAGGACCGAAGATCGCATCGTCGAGGAACCCTTCAGACGGCACGTGCACGACGCGCGACCAGTGCACCGGGCGCGACAGTTCCGGCGCGACGACGTTCGTGCGGCGCAGGTTATAGGTGTACGGCTGCCCGAAGCGCGGATCTTTGTTGTCTTCGACCCACGAGGCGACCGTCGCATCGGCGCCGAACATCGACGTCACCTGCTGCGACGACGTACCGTTCACGCCGCGCTCGTCGTTGATAGCGCCTCCCGCGAACGGCTGCACGTACCATATGTCTTTCGTCGACGTGCCGCGCGGCAGAGGCGTCGAGAACTCGCCCGCTGCGCCGAGCAGCAGGACCGAGAAGCTGCCGAGCGACGCGAGGATGTGTGCGCGCTTGAACTTCGACCACAGTCCGAGGCGGTCGTTCAGCTCGAAGAACTCACCTTCCCACGGCGTGCGCACCTCGGGATTCTCGTCCTCGAACATCTCGCCGTCGCCGCGCCAGACCGCCGTTGGCAGTGCAGTCACAACGCGCTTCGCGATGCCGCCGCGTCGAAAGAGTTCGCGATACTGCTGCGACGAGATGACCGAGTCGTACCCGAGGATGCGATAGTTGTCGCGTTCCCCGTTGTAGGTCATGCCCATCTGCCGCGCGAGCTGGTAGCGCTGCAGCACGACCGATTCGGTCGCGAGGCGCAGCGCAGGAGGCAGCGCAGCGCCGAGCGCACGAAGTTCTTCGGGCAGACCTTCGATCATTTCGTTTCAGATTTCGGTTCAACTACATCGTCCGAACGTTTCGCGTCGGTCGACCTGCTCTGCGATCGCTGCGTCTTAACGATCTCGGTCAACGTTGCGACAGTCTGATTAAGCGCTTGATTCAACTCCAGCGCCTTGTGCAGCTCCTCGCGCACAGCCGTCAAGTTCCCGTCGACGTCCTTCGCAGCCTTCTCGGTCGTCTGCTTGATTGACTCGACCTTCGAGTGCAGTTCGACGGCTCGCTTCGCCACGTCTTCCGAGTTCGTCGCAGCCGTCTCGCTCCTCTGGAGGATCAGTTGGCGCTCGACCTTCGCATCCGAGCGATCGCGCGCCGCGAAGAACGCGTTGATCACCGAGACGATTACCGCACCGATGCCGCTGATGATCATCACCGCTGCTGCGGCAAACGTCATCGGGTCGACGTTCACGGCGAACAACGACAACGCCGAGTAGGTCGCGAACGCAACCATGAAGATCGAGAGCGGAGTTACGTTCACCATGTCACGAAGCTCGGAACGTACTTGGCGGCAGGCACCTCGATGACTGGCGCGAACGACATCAACAAACTGTCGGCGCGATTCGGCGATGGACCGTCGCCGTACTCCACCTTGATCTGTCCCTTTGAGTTCGGCGCCCACGATAGTGAGACAAGTTCCTCGGCGAGGTCTTCGTCGGCCGCATCGAGGTCGATCGCTTCCTTCTCGAATTGATTCACGCGCACGTCCCACCAGAGCTGCGACAAGAGGTTCGCGAACACCTTCATGACGAACGTGCCGCGACACTTCGGGCACTCCTTCGCGACGCGCGTCAAGTCTTCCCACTCGTAGTGGCACTTCTTGCACGCCGTGCGCGTGCAGCTCTCGCCGACGCTGATCGGGAAGACCGGCTCCTTCTGCTCGCGGCATCGGTCTACCACTCCACGCCCCACGCCGATGTAGTCGACCTTCGCGCGCTCGGCACCCGTCTCGCGCAGCGCCTGCAGCAGGCGTCCGGTCGTCTTCATCGTGTCCGGCTCGCGTTGCTCCCAGAGCACGCGAAACACTGGTCCGCGCCTGCGCCCGAGGCACGACGGGTCGCCGTCTTCCGAGGCGCCGACGTCGAGGCCGAGTTCATCAAGGCCGATAGGCTCCAGCGTGCGTTCCTGCGCAGCACGTATCCACGACAGCGGAATGAGCGAGCCTGCCGCGCTCTGCACCGGGAACTGCCCGAGCACCTTGCTCTGCCAGAACGGGTGCGTGTCTTCGAGCTTCCCGTCCGCAGGCGGCACGACGCGCACGCCGTCGTGCGGTGCGAGCTGCCCAAGAAGTTCCGGCTCGACGCGCACGCCGTCGGCGTTCACCCAGTGCCACGTGCGCGCCCACTTCGCGCGTCGCTCTTCGACGTAGCGCGGTCCGATCAGTTGACGCTTGATGTCGGCAGGCAGGTCTTCGCCGGTGAAGTTCGGCGACTCGAACGCCGAAAGGGTGACGACCGCGAACCCGCTGCCAGGCTTGCACGCCTCGAACATCTCGCCGCTCGGGTCGTCGCCGTTGCCGATGATGAGCAGCTTCGACCCATCGTTCGCCATCAGCGAATCGAGCGCGTCCCAGAGCGGACCGCGCACGCCGTTGCCTTCGTCTACGATGATGAGCACGAACGGCGCGTGGATGCCCTGGAACGCGGTCGGCGAATAGTCGTTCGGCTTGCGGCCCATCGCGACGATCTCCTCTTTCGAGATGCCGCTGACGGGATCGACGACTCGCATCTTCCACTCGCAGCCGGTCGTGTTGATGCGTCCGCGCAAGTTACCGCGCGAGTGCGCGCGACCGATCTCTTTCCAGAGTATGACTTTGACTTGTGGGTTGGTCGGCGCGGTCGTGATGACGAACGCCTCGCCGATCTTGTGCGTGTCGATCCACCACGCGGCGAGGATGCCTGCGTCGTAGCTCTTGCCGATCTCGTGGCACGTCACGCCGACCGTCTTGCGATGATCGCGCACCGCGCGAAGGATGCGCTTCTGTCCGGACCAGAGCACGTCGCCGAGACGCTCTGACGCCCACAGTTCAGGGTCGCGCGCCCAGCGTTTGCGTTGAATGGCGCGCTCGATCGCCGACAGTTCGAGCGCAGCCTCTTCGAGGGTCGCAGGGAAGTCGAGCAGTGCAGACGTCAGTGGATGGCGCCCGTCTCTTCGTCGGGTTCACGACGGTGCCTGCGCACGAACTCCAAGGTGCGCAAGGCGCGTTCTTCGAGCTGCTCGATCGTGAGGTCGTCGTGGTCGAAAGGCACGTCGGTGACTTCGACGCGCTCGACAGGCTTGCCGTATGCGTAATGATAGAGCAGGCATTCGAGCTGCGGCGGAAGGTCGCCAAGAATAATACGGTTGTGAATCGACTGTCGATATTCTTGCGAGGTCAGAATCTCGAGCGCAAAAGACTTAGCCGTCACTCTTTTCGACGGAGCCGGACCAGGAGAGCGGTCAGGCTCCTTAGAATCGACGACGCCCAGATAGTCGGCAAGGGACTGCACTGCTACGCAGAATAGGCCCGATAGTTCGAGAAATCAACTAGGAAGCCGAAACTATTTTCTTTTTGTTTGGCGCTAAGAACGATAAGACGAAAAATCCGGCCGCGATTTTATTTTGACGATAAGAACGATAAGACGATAAGACGATAAGAGGCAGTGGTTAGAATCTTGAAAAGAACGATAAGAACGATAAATTCGATAAATGCGATAAGACGGCAAGCGACGCAAAGCCGTAACCTATTGACCCGTATGGCGCTTTCCGTCTTACTGTACTTATTGTAACTAACAAACACCATACGGTGGGTAGAGGGCTTTGCCGTAATATAACTCCAGCAAACTGCGATAAGGGACGATAACAATAAGCGAAGCTTTGGTTCATGTTTTTATAGCATTCCCACCCTAAAAAGGCGCGTTGTCATCGCGTTTCGGCGGCTGCCTAACCCGCTCGCTCTCCGAAAGTATCTTCACATACCCATTCACCACCTTCTTTTCCACATAAATACTGGTCCTCGTAAAACCCAGCCTCTGCATAATTTCCGAAATCCGTCGTGCTCCCATTCGGTCCCGTCGAGAAACATCAACCGTTCCAATGACCGTCCACAACGTATCCGTCGCAACCTGGAGCCGACGTCCAGCGCTCACTTCCAACCCTTCGAGATGCTCCTGTATCACCTCTTCCCAAGCGTCGATCTCCCGTCGCTTCTCCTGATGCTCACCTGCCGACGACCACAACTCCTCCGGCAGCCGTATCGACTCACCGACAGCCTCGCGCACACACGCTTCGGCCCACAATTGGTCTCGATCTCGCGTAATCCCCTCGAGATCAAACCGGCCGACCTTGACCGGCCAGAAGCGTCGTGCCCCAGTCGCGTCAGCCAAATACTCAGCCGAGTTCGTCGTGCCAACGATAATGAACTGTCGCGGTCGTTCCACCGGCACATGGGCATAGGCCATTCGTGCTGGGCCATCTATCTGTCGCGACAACATCGACTTCAGATGATCGCGGTCCGCCTTGCGACCACCGACTAGATCCGACGCCTCCACAATCCATTTCCCGACCGTCCGCTCAATGATTTCCTTCGCGTCGCAGTTCAAGGGCAGATCGTCCGAGAACCACTCGTCGTGCGGGCACAACGCTCGCAGCGCTCCTGACTTATTGAACCCCTGCTCGGACTCGAGCACGAGCATCTCGTCATATTTACACCCAGGGTGCATGATGCGACGCACCGCCGCAATCAGCACAATCGCTGAAATCGCCTCCAGATAGGTCCGACCCTCGGAGTTCTCCGAAGAATCTTCGGCACCGCCATAGGTCGCCAACCATTGATTGATGCGAGGCTCCTTGTCCCAGACCAGCGACGACAGATAATCGCGGACCGGGTGGAAGGTATTGTCGAAAGCCGAGTCCGTGAGCACCCGCTCGTAGAACGCGAACGACGGCCGGAAGCGATGCTCGCGGTCGATGCGCAGCCAGATGTTGTTGACTACGCGATCATCCACGAGTCGCACAGGCGCGTCACCCTCGCGTATCAGCATTTTCTCAGCGAACTCCTGATAGGACAACTCGACGCCGAGTAGCCGGATCGCGCGTCGAACGTTCTCCTGGTTGTCCTTAAGAATGAGACCGTCGGCGTTCCGAATGAAGTCGCTATCACGACCCAGCCAGCGGTTGATTTCAGCAATAACCCTCTTGCCTGCCTCGCCGCCGATGATGCGTGCGAGCGCCGGACCGCCTTTGACCTTCTTCGCTTCGTTGGTGAGCGCAAGCGCTGTCGATTCAATGGTGCGGCGGACATCGACGATTTCTCGATTGTTGCAATAGACCGAGATGGCCTCACCTATCAGGACGAGGTCGTCGACCGGGATCGAAGCGCGCAGGAGGAATCCGGCCCAGGCTAGTCGTGCGTCGTGGCCGAAGCCGTTCGTGCCGAGGCGTTTGGCGAGTAGCATACCGATAGCAGCGAGAC